ATGGACGACAAGCGCAAGCGGTGCATCGGGTCCTTCTGGACGTGGGTGCTGACGTCGACCAAGTCCGACGGCCAGCGCCGGGCCCACGACGCCGACCAGGCGCTGACGTGGATTGGCCAGTACTTCGAGCGAGCCGCGAAAAACGATTTCGTGATGGGGCGTTCGGGGCGCTCTGGCGACCACGCCAACTGGCAGGCTGACATTGAGTACCTCTGCGGCGAGAAGGGCCGCAAGCAGGTCATCGAGAAGACCACCGAGCCATGACAACGACCACTACCGACCATGACGAGGTCGCGCAACTGCGTGTGCCTCCGCACTCACTCCCAGCTGAGCACAGCGTGCTGGGCAGCCTCCTGAACGACAACTCCGCGTGGGATCGCGTCGCCGATTTGCTCGCCGAGACCGACTTCTATCGCTACGAGCACAAGCTGATCTTCGCTGCGATTGGCAGGTTGGTGAATGCCGGCAAGCCCGCCGACGTGGTGACCGTCTTCGAGTCCTTGCGAGCGCAAGGTACCGCTGACGACACTGGTGGTCTTCCGTACCTCAACGAGGTCGCGGGTGGCTTCCTCGGCTCCGCGAACATCCGGCGGCACGCTGAGATCGTGCGCGGGCACAGCGTCTCGCGTCTGATCCTCGGCAAGCTCGAGGAGGCAAACCAGGTCGCGGTGGAGGACTGTGACGCGGCTGAGAAGCTGGACCGCATAGGCTCGCTGTTCGCCGGCATCGAAGCTCGGAACTCTCGGCGCGCACCCAAGGGGATGGACGAAGTCATGGTCCGCGTGATGGACAACCTCAATGCCGCCGCTGAAGGATCACGCAAAGGCTGGAAGACGGGCATCCCTGGCGTCGACTGGCGGCTGAATGGCGGCCTTCAGCCGGGCAAGTTGATCGTGCTGGCCGCCCGGCCGTCCGTCGGTAAGTCCAGCCTGGCCGCTCAGTTCGCCATGCGCGTCGCGAAGAACAGCGACAAGACCTTGTTCCTAAGCCAGGAGATGGAGGTCGACGAGCTCGGCGAGCGCGCGCTGGCGAACGAGTCTCGCGTTGACTACTCTGACATCCAGAACGGCAAGCTCACCGATGACGACTGGGCCAAGCTGGCCGAAGCAGTGGACGTGCTCGGCAACCTGCCCATGTGGATTGACGACGAGCCGGGACTCAACCTTCGGGCGATCGCCGCCAAGGCGCGCTCCATCCGCGGCCTGAGTGTGCTGGTGGTTGACTACCTTCAGCTTAGCGAAGGGGAGGGCGATACGCGCTCCGCCCAAGTCGGGTCCATTACCCGCGGCCTGAAGAAGCTCGCCAAGCAGATGGGGATCTGTGTCATCGCCTTGTCCCAGCTGAATCGGGACGTGGAGAAACGCCCCGACCGCCGACCGCAGATGAGCGACTTGCGTGACTCCGGCGAGATCGAGCAGGACGCCGATACGGTCATCTTCCTCTGGCCCATGGACAAAAGCGAAGACGATAAGCCGGTCCGGCACGTTGGCATCGACTTCGCCAAGAACCGAAAAGGCAAGAAGGGCAGCTTCGTTCTCACATTCGAGGGCGCGAGGCAGTTGTGGGGCGAGTCAATGCATTCTGTCGAATCATTCTCAGCAAAGAAGCCCGGCAGAGCGTTCGAATGAGTAGCCCCAACGCGACTCAACTTGGAGTCTTAGTCGCAGGAGACGTCCACATCTCTGTATCTCAATCCGCTGCCTGCCCATTGAGTTTGATGGTTCACCGCGGTCACGGTTGAGTTTGATGCCACCTGGAATGGAACGTTAAAGCTCTGAGACTTTTGTTCCCCAAATTCCATGTAGTCAAGCGTATAGCTAGCTGAACAGCTCTTTGCTTGGCGCGAAGGGTTTGTAGCAACGAGGAGGAACGCCGATCCATTCAGCCGCGCCGACCAGCGCAGAGGGCCGGAGTCTACCGGCGCGGGACCTGTAGAAGAGGTACCGCCGCATCGAACGTTGTAGTGGTGGTACCCGCAGCAGTTGCCTCGCTCGTTCCATTCCTTTTCGATGACTGGCTGGGCGCCATTGCACATCTCCCTTGCCACAACCAGCGTGTCTGGCCACGGCATGTCGCGGGTCTTTCGAACGAACTTGTTCGCTCCATAACACCCCTCTCTCTTCTCACCAATACATAGATGGAGCGTTTGGGCATCGACTTGAACTGAGACAAGCGCGATGAGAAGCAAGCACAGCAAACGGGGTGTCATAGGGCCTCCCACATTGGCAACGAACAAATTTTTAACGCGCAAGCCTTTTGGACGCAATACGACGGCAAAGACATTTCGTGCGACCTCTCCCGTTTCTCATCAACCAAATGGAAGGTCAGACATCTTGAACGAGGCGCGCTTTTCGCTGCCCGCGCGATTGCATCCCAATCAGCGCCGCACCTTTGGTCACACCCGCCGGCCTCGTGCCCGCCGGGCGGACGCTGTCCGATCGGGCTTCTTCCTAGCATCCGCAGCAGATGCACATCGCAAGGGGCGGGGGCTGATGGCACAAGTCGCAGACATGATCGCTGGCGAGCAGTTGGAGCTGCCCGTCAGCTTGCCCGCGCCCGATCCAGTCGCCCGGTACGAGTTCACCCTGATCTGGATCTTCTACGAGATCTGGTTTCACCGCCGCAAGCCCTCTCGCCACCTGCGCAGCATGCAGAACATCATTGAGCTGCGCGAGCGGATCGTCATCCACCCCGACGAGATCCCGGAGGAGGGCGACTACCCCGTGCACCTCCGCGTCAAAGCCAGCGAGGCCCCGCCGGTGAAGACCCGCGCCCCGTGCAGCATCTTCGCTCTAGGCAGCGAGGCCGCCGCAAAGCAGATCCTGAGCGAGTTCACGCTCGCCCGGCACGCCGAGCCCGGCTTCGAGCCCCACCAGGACACCGTGCACCGCCTCATCACCCGGGAGGCCGGCGTCGTGAAGCACGTCCGCCAGCGCCACGACGAAACCGACGAGTGGAAGGAGAAGGAGCGGATCCGCCGCGCGAAGCAGGTGCTGCCCAAGCCTCCGAAGCAGAAGTTCCGGATCAAGAAGGAAACCGCGTGAAGCGTCAGCCCCTGGTCCGCAAGCGGCCGATGCCGCCCGAGAGCCTGCTGGCCAGCCCGTTCACGCGCTTGCAGCCGGCCGAAGGCGTCGCCGCCTGGATCTCCGAGAACATCCTGGAGGAGGGTGGCCCCATCCACAACCCCGAGCACCTGCACCTGATCGGCGCCGACATCGAGTTCCTGTGGGCATCCCAAGGATTCAGCAAGCAGATGCGCACGGTCATCGGCCAGGCTGAGCAGATCGCCTTCCGCGCCGGTGGCTGGCAGAAGGCACGGCAGGAACAGCAGTTCCTCGACTGGTTCGGCCGCGTGCCGACCTACGTGATCACCTTCGACGCCACTTATGCCGCCACCTGCAGCGACGCCGAGTGGTGCGCCTTGGTCGAGCACGAGCTCTACCACGTGGGCCAAGCCAAAGACCTGTTCGGAGCCCCAGCCTTCACGAAGGACGGCAACCCGAAGCTCTGCATCCGCGGGCACGACGTAGAGGAGTTCGTCGGCGTGGTCCGGCGGTATGGCATGGGAGACCCGAACGGCGCGATCGCACGGCTGGCAGCCGCGGCGCGAGAGCAGCCCGAGGTCGCTCGCCTGAACATCGCCGGAGCGTGCGGCACCTGCTTGCTCAAGGCGGCATAACCCCGACCCGGCCCTGACTGAAACCACAACATGGCGAAGCTCACCGAGGAAACCAAAGTCTTTATCGTTCAGGCACTTGCGTGCTTTGACTCCCCGACGCAGGTCGCATCCGCCGTCAAGGATCAGTTCGGCCTGATGGTGGACCGCCGGCAGGTAGAGGCATACGACCCGACCAAGGTCGCGAGCAAGGGCATGGCCCGCAAGCTGAGGGCGCTGTTCGAGCAGACGCGAGAGGCCTTCCTCAAGGACGCCAGCGCGATCCCCATCGCCAAGCAGACCTACCGCCTACGCGTGCTGCAGCGCGCCCTGGACCGGGCCGACAAGAGCGGCAACAACGTCATGGTGATGCAGATCCTTGAACAGGCGGCCAAGGAAATCGGCGGCGCATTCACGAACCGGCGCGAGCTTACCGGCAGGGGCGGAGGCCCAATCATCCAGGCGCAGCAGCAGGTGACCGCCGCAGAGCTCGCCGCGGCGGTGCGCAGTGTCCGCGAGGATTACTGACCCAGCAAAGCGCCTAGCTGCCGTCGGCTGGGCCCGCGAAGACCTCTACGAGTTCTCGCGCTGGATGTTCCTGGAGCGCAAGGGCTTCACGTGGCAGCGCGCGCGCCATCACCAGCTGATCTGCGATGCGCTGATGCGGGTCTACCGCGGCGAGTGCAAGCGCCTGATCATCAACATCCCCCCGCGATACAGCAAGACCGAGCTGGCGGTGATCAACTTCATCGCATGGTGCTTTGGCAAGGCGCCGGACTGCGAGTTCATCCACACCAGCTACAGCACGCCGCTGGCCGTGAACAACAGCGCGCAGGTGCGCGACATGGTCCAGCACGAGGCCTATCGCGAGATCTTCGAGGAAACTGAGCTCGCATCCGATGCAGGCCACCATTGGAAGACCACCAAGGGCGGGGTGATGTACGCCACGGGCGCCGGCGGCACCATCACCGGCTTCGGCGCGGGCAAGATCCGCCCGGCGTTCAGCGGCGCAATCGTCATCGACGACCCGCACAAGGCTGACGAAGCGAACAGCGACACGATCCGCGGCGGCGTGATCGAGTGGTTCAAGAACACGCTGGAGAGCCGCGTCAACAGCCCTGATACGCCGATCATCGTGATCATGCAGCGGCTGCACGAGGGCGACCTTGCCGGCTGGCTGCTCGGCGATCGCGGCGGTGATGGGAAAGGGCCGCCGGTGCCGGGAGGAAACGGTGAGGTGTGGGACCACCTCTGCCTCTCCGCATGGAACGACGACGCGACGCCGCTTTGGCCGGCGAAGCACAATGCCGAGGCCTTGCGGCGCATGGAGAAGGCCAAGCCCTACGTGTTCGCCGGCCAGTACCGCCAGCGGCCGTCACCGCCGGATGGTGGGGTGATCAAGCCCGACATGCTGACCATCGTCGAGACGATGCCCGGCAACGTGGTGGAGTGGTGCCGCGGGTGGGACTTGGGCGCCAGTGTCGGCGGCGACTTCACGGCGGGCGGCAAGCTCGGCAGGCTGTCGGATGGTCGATACATCATCGCTGGCATGGTGCGCGAGCAGTTCGCGACGCACGAGCGGGACGCCTTGATCAAGACCACGGCGCGCAACGACGGCCGGCTGCTGAAACAGAGCCTGCCGCAGGACCCGGGCCAGGCCGGCAAATCGCAGGTGGCCGCGTTCGCGCAGCTGCTGGGTGGCCATAACGTGCACTTCTCGCCGGAGTCGGGCGACAAGGTGGTACGCGCGACGCCGCTTGCCAGCCAGATCAACGCCGGCAACGTCCTGATGCTGAAGGGCGCTTGGAACGAAGCCTTCAAGGATGAGTGCAGGCTATTCCCGAACGGCAAGTTCGACGACCAGGTCGACGCGGCCGCGCGCGGGTTCAATGGGCTGTTGCACCCGACGGCCGGCATCTTCGAGTGATGCCTTCCTAGCATCCGGCCGATGGCCGAACAACTCATCGTCAACTCCTATGAGCTCTCGTGCGCGAGGGCCGACTTCCTCCAGTCGTGGGGCGGATCGCTCGATGCCAAGAGGCCGACGGCGTGGAACCAGTACGGCTACAAGGAGGATCTGACCTTCTCGGACTTTCGCCGCGCCTACGAGCGTGGCGGCCCGGCTCACGGCGCCGTGCACAAACTGCTCGGCCGATGCTGGCTGAAGAAGCCGCGCATCAAGTCGCCGGCGGCTGATGCGGAGTCGGCTTGGGAGACGAAGGTCAACAAGGCGCTGAAGGCCATCGGTGCCTGGGCCAAGCTGAAGGACTTTGACCGGCGCAACATGGTCGGCCGGTTCTCGGCGCTGATCTATCGGGTCGCCGACGGGAAGAAGCTCAGCGATCCGCTGACCTCGGGCGGCCGTGGCCTGGTCGACATCGTTGCGCTGTTCGAGGATCAGATCAGGGTCACGAAATGGAACGAGGACGAAGGCAGCGAGGACTATGGCCAGCCCATGATGTTCCAGTACCGCATGCGCAGCCCCACCTCGCGCGGCGATACCCAGGCCAAGCCGGAAACGTGGGTGGACGTGCACCCGAGTCGCGTTCAGATACTGGCCGAAGGATCTGCGGGCGGCGACTTCTTCGAGGGCCAATCCCTCCTTGCCCCAGGCTTCAACTGTCTGGTCGATATGGAGAAGTGCCGCGGCGGTGGCGCTGAATCGGCCCTCAAGAACAGCGCCCGCACGATCGCCTACGAGTACGACAAGGACTCGCAAGTCCAGTCCATCACCTCCAGCCCTGAAGGCGCGCCGACGGGCAAGACGGTGCGCCAGGTGCATGCGGAGCAGACCCGCGAACTGAACCGCAACCTCGACGCGGCGATCGTCCTGCAGGGCGGCAAGGCCAACACCCTCCAGACTCAGGTGCAGGACCTGTCGGCGCAATGGGGCATCGCAGCCAACGAGTTCGCCGCCTCGGTGGAGCAGCCGTTCACCATCCTGTTCGGCCAGCAGACGGGCCGCCTGGCCAGCGATGAGGACCAGAAGGAGATGAACGCCCGAGCCGGTAGCCGTCAGGATGATCTGCTGACTCCCATGCTCACCGAGTTCGTCACGCGCATGCAGGCCTGCGGCATCTTCGAGGCCGGCGAGTTCGAGATCGAATGGCCCGACTTGGGTGCGCCCACCGACGACCAGCGCCTGGCCAATGCCGTGCAGATGGCCGCGGCGAACCTCTCGGCCTTCAACGGCGGCAGCGCAGAGCCGATCTTCGACATCGAGGAGATCCGCAAGGTCGCCGGGTACGAAGAGCGCGAGGGCGAAGGGGATCAGTTCAAGGAAGCAGACCCGGCGCTCGAACCGAACACTCCGCCGACGACTGACCCCAAGGCTGATCCGACCAAGAAGCCGCCCAAGCCCGCCGCCAAATGAGGCCGCCGCGGGTTCGAAACCCGATCATCCCCGCCAACAAGACCGAACGCACCGGCACCGGCCGCATCATCCGCCGCGCGGTGGCGCAGATCAACGTGCGCTTCGCGCAGCTGCAGCGTGACGTGCTTGCGGCTTTCGCCCGCATCCCCACCTACGCGCTCAACGACGCCAAGGTGCTCTACGGCCTGACGCCGCAACAGATGCAGCAGCTGACCGGAGAGCTGCAGGCGTCTCTGGACGCGGCGATCGTCAGGCAGGGTGCCGACCCCGGGCAGTTCTGGTGGTCGCCCTTCGTACAGGAGGCGAATCAGCTCGGCACCGCACAGAGCGTGGCGAACCTGACGAACCTGTCCTCGGCCTACGGGGCAGGGCGCTCGCTTCAGACCGTGATCTTCAGCGACGCCTACCGCAACCGCGTGGGCATCGCCCAAACCAAGAGCTACGAGCACTGGACCGGGCTGGCCAGCAGCATCCGGGCCGAGTTGTCGGACATCATCGGCAGCGCCGTTGCCGATGGGCGCAACCCGAAGGAGGTGAGCGCACTGATCCGCGACCGCCTCGACGTCAGCGCCTCGAAGGCGAAGCAGTACGCCCAGACCGACATCACCGACAGCCTGCGCCAGGCGCGCATGGCCGAGGCGGACGTCGCCAGCGCCGATTACGGCCTGAACATCGGCCTACTCTGGACGTCAGCCTTCCTGCCCACCACCCGCTCCTGGCACGCCAGCCGCAACGGCTCGGTCTACACCTCCGCCCAAGTGCGCGACTTCTACAACGAGCGGGGCAACCGCTACAACTGCCACTGCGCCACGACCGAGTGCCTGATGGATTCGGACGGCAAGCCCATCCTCTCGGACAGCCTCAAGGCGTCGATGAAGAAGGAGAAGGAGGACTGGCAGGCGGAATTTCATTCTGGATCTTCATGACATACGCGCGCAATTCGGCCAGGCCAAAATGCGTGAGTTCACCGTTTTGAAGAACGCCGTTGCGTGTCAAGACATCGACCATCACCTTGTCCAGGCCAATGGTCTTGATGGATCGATTCAAGCTCTCTTCGTTCTCAAAGAGAATTCGCTCTCGACCGAGACACGAAACGATCCACTTGAGGCCGGATAGGCCGGCAATTGCGTCGCGCGTCGATCGAACCATAAACGATCCATATGGCGGTCTAGGTTGCAGCGCAAGCTGCGCAGCCTGAAGGTTTGCTAGTTCGGTGGAGGCCCGAGCGAGCTCCGCCGCTAACTTCTTGCGATCCTCGGCTGTATCTGCGTGCTCGAGCCTCTCCTTTGCTTCCTCTGCCTTGATCTCGGCATTGACAACGGCCGGCGCCAGTGCCTCGATCGCTAGTTCGACGCCGCCGATCTTCGCCTTGTTGACGAGGCGCAGACGGCTCGTGGTCACGACGATCAGTTTGAACAGTGGCTTGCGAATATAGAACGCGACGGCGCCAGCGACGACCGGCCACGCGAGAGCCTTCGTCATCTCGGCGATGAACGTAAGCACGTCCATGACTTCCTTCGGGTTTGGTATTTGTTCTGCCGGCATGTCGCCTCCCTTTGGCGGGCATCGTATCGCCGGGGTCATCTACCTAGCATCGGGAATGCCCGCTATGCCCAGGGCAACGCCGGAGGCCGGCAAGCCAATGAGGAACCCCATGAAACGATCCCTGATGATCTGCGGCGCCATGCTGGCGCTGAGTCTGGCGGCCACGGCCGCAATCGCCATGCCGCTGGACGCTTCGCACATGCTGACCGCCGCCGTGGCAAGTGCCTCGCCGACCGATCTCGGCGCTGGCGTGCTGATGGCCTCCGCCGGCTTGGCCGTCCCGATGTCCGAAGGCACCACCATGCGAGCCAAGCTCCAGGTGGGCTTCGTTCAGGTGCACAACAACGGCCCCGAAGGCGCCAAGTCTCTCGAAGTGCTGAACATGCACGCCGTGTGCGCGTCGAAATACGACGAGACCGGCCTCGACGAGGACAACACGTTCGCCAAATGGTCGCCGGGCGCGAACCTGTCGATCAACGTCGCAAACCCCGCGCTTTGGGACAAGTTCAAACCGGGCGATCGGTTCTACGTGGACTTCACGCCCGCAGTGTGAGCGCCTGACGCGCTGATTCAGTTCCCCGCTACGGGCCCCGTGCGCAAGCCGGGGCCTGTTTTTTCGTCTTCCTACTATGCCGAGGCATGGCTAAGAAGCGTGCACACATCCTCTCCGCGGTCAACGCGGCGAACGTCAGCAAGGCGAACGGCGTCTTCACGATCAAGGGCGTCTGCGGCGCGGTCAATGACATCGTCATGAACCGCCGGCTGTACCCGGGCGAGGCGCTGGCCAAGGCCGTGAACAGCATGGACGGCAAGCCCGCGCCGGCCGGCCACCCCAAGAATTCAAAGGGCCAGCACATCAGCGCCCTGAACGGCGAAGCGCTGGCCTCCAGTTGGATCGGCAGCTACTGCACCAATTCCCGCCATGAGGGCGGCAAGAGCCTGTTCGACGTCGTCGTCAACGAGGCCCAGGCGCTGGCTCACCCCAAGGGCAAGCAGATGTGCGAGCGGCTGGATGCCGCTATCGCCGGCACCAACGCCGAGCCGATCCACGTCAGCACAGGCCTGTACTTCGAGGCCATCGCAGCCAACGGCGAGAGCCTGGGCAAGAAGTACGAAACCATCGTCACCAACATTGAGTACGACCACCTCGCCATCCTCGTCGATGAGCAGGGCGCCGGCACGCCGGAGCAGGGCGTGGGCATGTTCCTGAACTCGGCCGGCGAGGAGGAGGAGATCGAGATGGCGACCGTCAACTCCGCCCCCGAAGACAAGCGCAGCGCGGGCCTCAAGGCCTGGCTCCTTCGCCTGCTCGGCAACGGCAGCAGCAGCGACGTCAGCTTCGACCAGATCACCAGCGAGCTCTACGCCCTCATGTCCGAGGGCTCGTGGATCCGCGATGTCTTCGACCGCTACGTGATCTGGACCGATCGCGATGGCAAGTACTGGCGCCAGGACTACTCCGTCTCTTCGGACGGCTCCGTAGCATTTTCTGGTGTGGCAGTCGAAGTGACCCGCAAGGTCGATTACGAGCCCATTTCCAACCAAGAGGACACCCAAGTGAAAGTTCAAATCCTCGCCGCGCTCAACGCGGCCGGTATCAAGACGGAAGGTCTCTCCGACGACCAACTGCTCGATGCCTACAACGCCCTCGTCAAGAAGCCCGGCGAGGAAGCTCTGAACGCGGCCAACGTCAAGCTCACCGCCGCGAACGCCAAGATCGCCGAGCACGAGCAGGCCGCGAACGCCGTCAAGGACGCGGAGCTGACCGCTCTGGCTACCGAGCTGGCGACGAACTCGGTCCTCAAGGTCGAGGACTTCAAGGCCATGGGTCTGGAGCGCTGCAAGGAGCTCAAGACCAACGCCAAGGCCGCTCCGATCCTTCCCGCCAACGGCGGCAAGAAGGATGACGGCGCCCTGGAGGCCTACGACATCAATGAACTGGTGAAGGACTGAACATGGCCGGCAACCGCATTTTCCGCTCCGCGCGCAAGATCCCGCGCGTCATCTCCGACCGCACCGTCTCCGGTGCGCTGCTGCCGGCGACCGCCGTCTTCGTCGGTGCGACCCAGCTGACCCAGGCCGCCGCCGTGAGCGGTGGCCGCCTGGCGCTGCTCGGCGACCGTGACTACTACGGTCTGGCATCGAGCGCGACCGACCCGCTGCTGACGCCGTACGTCTCGGGCGAGACGGGCGCCGCATACCTGATCGAACCGCAGGACGAGGTGCAGTGGGCTATGGCCGCCGGCACGTACACGAACGGTCAGGAACTGACCATCGGCGCGTCCGGACGCCTTGCCGCGGCTGCCAGCGGAAACATCGTCGTCGCCCACTTCGACCAGACCGGCGCGACGCTCGCTGCCGGCGCGCTGGCCGATGTCTGCGTCTGCAACTTCTACACGAAGGCCTAAGGAGGGCTCATGCTCAAGTTCACCCCGGAGCAGCAGGCCGCGATCTTCGCAGCTCGCAACGCGTTCAACGTTCGCGCTACCGCGATGGCGGCCAACGAGGCGGCCTTCCTCGAAGGCAACTCGCTGTCGATTCCCATCGACGCATGGCGCCGCATCGACAGCCGCGTGCAGATGCTCGCTCGCAGTCGTCTGGCAGTGTTCAACCGTCTGGCCCAAGCCAGCACCATTCCCGTCAGCATCGCCGACCTGGTGAGCTTCTATCCGAAGGTCAGCGACTCGAACGAGGTGATGGTCACGATGGACGGCCGCAACAACGCCAAGGGCGACGCCGCCAGCGTGAACTACGTCGGCACGCCGGTGCCTGTCCTGACGACCACCTCGCGCCTCGGCTGGCGCCAGATGGAAGTGATCCGCAAGGGCGGCGGCATGATCGACACGGCCACCATCACCAACGGCAATCGCAAGATCGCCGAGAAGATGGAAGACATGGCCCTGAACGGTCTGGGTTCGGTGGTGGTGGGTGGTGCAACCATCTACGGCCTGCGCAACCTGCCGGAGCGCAACACGTTCAACCACACCTTCACGCTGAACGGCGCGACTGGTGCGAACTGGCTCGCTGCTTTCAAGGCCGCGATCGCCGCCGCGCTGGGCGACAACAACTTCGGCCAGCTGACCGTGTTCCTGAACTACGGCGACTACACGTACGCCGACACGACGGACTACGCGGCCAACTACAGCGGCACCATCCTGCAGCGTCTGCAGGCGATCAACCAGATCAAGGAGATCATCCCCGCTTCGTCGGTGCCGGCCTCCGAAATTCTGGGCATCGCCGACCTCGACGCGGGTGAATGGGGCGGCATCCTGTCGGCCATGCCGCTGACCACGCGCCCGAAGAACCGCCAGGAGCCGGAAGACGACTACGTCTTCGGCGGCATGGCGGCGGTCGCTCCGCAGCTGCGCAGCGACTTCAACGGCAACTCTGCCTTCGTCCACGGATCGACCTGATCATGAAGGTGCGCATCACTCATCTGAAGGCGCCCTGGCCGGCCGGTGCGCTGGTCGACCAGGTGGTCCACTTCCTGTCGGGTCTGCTGCCCGCCTGGGCAGTCGGCAAATGCGTGCCGGTGGCGGAAGAAGAGGGCGACGTCACGGCGGATCACACCGTCGAGCCTGTCGCTGCAGTTCAGCCGCTGGCCGCACCTGCTGGCGACGACCTCGCCGCCAAGCTGGCCACCGCCGAAGCCGAACGTGACGCAGCCCTGGCCGCTGTCACCGACGCCCAGGCCAAGCTCGCCGACGCCGAGAAGGCGCTGGAGACGGTGACCGGCGAGAAGTCGGAAGTCGTCGCCAAGCTCGCCGACGCCGAGAAGGCGCTGGAGACGGTGACCGGCGAGAAGTCGGAAGTCGTCGCCAAGCTCGCCGACGCCGAGAAGGCGCTGGCCGCGGTCAAGAAGAAGTAAAGGCCGCGCGTGATCTCGGCCACGCAGGCAGCGCAGTACATGGATTCGATGGCGGGCATCAGCCTGCCATCGTTCCTTGTCTCCGCGGCCTGCAACAAGGTCGAGACAGCCGAGCCGGCAATGATCGCCGCGGGCTACAGCGATGACGACCAGGTCCTGGTTCAGTGCATCGCCGTCACGCTGGTGGCCTCGGCCGGTGGCGCACGCAGGCTCAACAGCCAGGCCGCGCCCTCCGGCGCCTCGCGCAGCTTCAAGAACATCGACGACGCGCTGACGCTCATGCGTCGGTCGCTGAAGACCCTGGACCCGGCCGGTACGGTCTCTGAGATCGTCGGCCCCGATCCCGCCACCTCAACCCTCATGATGGTCGTCTGCTAACGCTCCCTAGCATCGGCTGCAACCTCAAAGGAGCAGCGGATGTCCGATCTTTCGCAGGGCCAGGGCGCTAGCTTGGTGCTTGGCCCAAACGACGCGTACACGATCAGCACGGTCGGAGTGGCAACGGTCAAGTCAATCTACGGCGCGCCGAGCGGTACCACGACGCTGACGGCGCAGTCAAAGACGTTCGGCCCCTATGGCGCCAACGCAAAGCTCGATCTCCTCGCCGTAGGCGGTTCAGCGACCTACTCAATCCAGCAGTCGGAATACGCCCGCATCGATCCGGTGACCGGTGGTCTGCTTGGTCAGGGCGGCAAGCCGATTGCGACGCCGCCAATGGCGCGGCCCGGATCTGTCGGTTTGCCGCTTTGGGACATGAGCACGCTGACGGGATACAGCGTTGACAGTGGCGCCACCTTGGCCCTGGTGGACACGCCAGCCGTAAGCGCTCGACTCGGAAAGTCCGTTGCCAAGAGCATTCAGGTCACCGTTCCGCAGGGCGTGCAGTGCCAGTTCTTCTTCCCTGATCTGCCCGCGGCTCTCCAGAATCCTGGCGGCAGCGTGTGCTGGGTGGTTGAGTTGGTGTCCGGCACGCTGGGCGCGAACAACTCAATCCTGAACCTGTACCTAGCCACGGACAACAGCTACGCAAACTTCTACCTCTGGAATGATCAGACGCTGCGTCACGGGGTGGTAACCACGGCAGCCACCTCGGCACCCGTGGGGAGCGGCGCGCCGGATCTGAGCAGCATCAAGAGCGGCAAGTTCCGCATCCAGGCGGACACGGCGCCGGTCACGATCATCATCCACGGCGTCTTCGTCGCGCAGTCCAGTGTCCCCACGGTCAGCATCACTCATGACGACGGATGGCTCGACGCGTACACAGAACTCGCCCCATTGCTGAACAAGTACGGCTTCAAAGCCGGCTTCGGGATCATCGCGGACCTGATCGGCTCGAACGCAGCGCTCTACATGAACAAGGGCCAGCTGGACAAGCTCTACGCCGACGGCCACGACGTGATGACCCACGGCGCGAATGCGCTGAACTCTTACCCGACCGCGGCGGCCGCGCTCGCAGACATCGACTACAACCGCAATTGGCTCATCCAGCAGGGCTACTCGCGCGGCCTGACGGGCTACGTCTACCCGAATGGATTCTCCGAGTTCTCTGCAACGGACCTCTGGAGCATTCGCCAGCACCTGAAGGACATCGGTGTCACTTTCGGATTCATGGCCAGCGGTGACTTCTGGCATCCGGCCGGTGGTGTCAACAGCCTGAACCTCTACCGCTCTGCCATGGACGCGAACGCTGTCGCGGCGACGTTCCTCACGAATCTCGACGCCGCCGTTGCCACCGGTCGCAATGCCACCCTCATGGTGCACAAGGTTAAGGCATCAGGCGCCAGCGGTGGCACCGAGGTCAATCGGGCGGTGCTGGCTGCTGTTCTCGACGGTCTTTGGACGCGGCAGAAGGCAGGCGCGTTGCGGGTTGTTTCGCCTTCTGAGCAGATGTCGATTTGCGGCATCACTGCGGCCAGCTTCTGAGCATGAGCGCCGCCGCCTCCTGGAGCTACACCGCCACCGCCACGCTCTGGCCCTTTCTGAGCCGAGATGACCGCACCGGCAAGGCCACCTTCGGGCCTCCGATTCCGATCGCCTGCGACTACCAGGCCAAGGCCGATCGCAAGACCGACGCCCGTGGCGTCGAGTTCGTCACCCGGCAGCTCATCTACACCGAGCGGTCGGACATCAAGCAGCAGGACCGCATCCTGATCGGGGCCAGCGACCAGGTCGACCCGATCGCCGCCGGAGCGCTCGAGGTGCGGCTGGTGCAGCGATACGCCGACACCTTCGACCGGCTGGCAGACGACTTCGAGGTCTCGACGTGAGCGGGCCGAAGGTCGTCAACAAGTTCCCCGACTTCGTGGCCGAACGCGAGCGCCTGATCGCGCGCGCCATGACTCAGGCCCTGATCCTCGGTGCCAGCGAGGCGAGCGTGATGACGCCGATCGACACCTCCACGCTGATCAACTCGCAGTACCGCAAGGTCGAGAAGACCGACAGCGGCATCCTCGGCTCGGTCGGCTACACGGCGGGCTACGCCAAGTACGTGCACGACCCCGAGCACAAACAGAACTTCCGCCGGGCGACAGCGCAGAAGGAGTTCTTGTCCAAGGGCTTCGAAAAGGCCGCGGCCAACATTCAGGCCGTGCTCGTCGGTGCGCTCCGGGTCTGATTTCGCGCCTTCCTAGCATGCAGTGGCATGAGCAGTGCTGCTGATGCCATCACCGACTTCGTCGCGCCCATCCTCGGTGATGGGTGGCGGATGCAGTTCGGCCAATGGATCGATGACGGGACGGACAAGCGCTACGCCGTGCTCAAGCCGGCCGGCGGACTGCCGGCTGGACTGGTGCGTCAGCCGCAGTTCACGCTGTCGTTGATCAGCGCAGAGAACGAGGAGCGGCAAGTCCCTTACGACGCTGCCAACCGAATCGTCGAGGCGATGCGCACCAGCAGCGGCGCGCTCGTCTACATGGAATCCGGAGAGCCGGTACCGATGCCCACCAACGACGGCCGGGCAGTCTTTGAATTGGCAATTTCGACCATCACCAACTGAGGAACAGCAATGGGCGCACATACCGGGCGTGACGTACAAGTTGAGTACGCAATCGCCGACGAAAACGCCAATCGGGCCGGCCTGATCTACAAGGTCTTGGGCATGGTCCGCGGCAAGGGTCTGTCCAACAAGTGGGACGACGTGGACACCACGGCCGACAAGTCCCCCGCGTACACCAAGACGGTGCTCGTGACCTTCAAGGCCGTCGAGCTGAGCCTCGACGGTGTGGCCTATGACGATGACGTCTACAACCAGGAGGAAGTCGAAGGCCTGGTCGCGTCGCCGCCGAGCGCCACGAACTACCAGCCCAAGGTCTGGTTCCGCCTGACCTACCCGAGCGGCAAGGTCTACGAGGGCCCCTATCTCGTCACCGAGTGGAGCAACGACGACCCGTACGACGGCGCCGCCACCTGGAAGCTCTCCGCCAAGAGCAACGGCGACGTCGTCTTCACCCCTTCCGTTTAAGGAGCTGATCCATGACTGCAATTCAGAGCATCGACGCGAACCAAATCGGCGCGTTCGCCGCTGCCATCACGACGCTGTCGGCCGACGACACGATCACCTTCAACCCGAAGAAGAAGCAACTGCTGGTGCTGACCAACACCACCGGCGGCTCGCTGACCGCGACCATCGATGGCTCTGCCGGTACGACCGTGAACGTGCCCGGCGTGGGCTCGGTCGACGTCTCTACGGGCAAGGCCATCGTCGTCGGCGCCGGCCTGAGCGTGGCCGTGTTCCTGAACTCGATCAACGCCTACTGCCAGGGCGTGGTGCACATCACCGGCGCCGCCACCCTGAAGGCCCAGCTCTTCGAGTTCTGATGGTCCCCGAAGCCGGGCTCGTCCGGGCTTCGACTGATGACGGCCGGACGTTCACGTTCCGGCCGTCCTTTGCGCGCACTGCGTCGCTGGGGACTCCTCATGAGATCGTGGCCATTTACGCCGGACTCCACGGGCCCAAGGCCGCGGAGGAGGCGCCCTATGTCCTGGCTTGTTATTGCGATCCTGAAGGCCAGGACGAACTGCCGGAGCTGATCGGCTGTCGCGTTGGCGATCACTGGCAGCCTGGCGCAATGCCGCTCAGCGAGCAGATCATCATCGCGCGCCACCTGATGCGGCACGGCATCGTCGGCAAAGCGCGGCCCGGGAACGAGAAAGGGCCGGCGACGGGGCAGTACTCGCCGGCGTTCGATGTGTCGGAGTACATCTCCGCGGCGCGCGTGCACTTGGGCCTGTCGAGTGCCGACGCCGAAGAGCTTTCCATGACCGAGTTCCAGACCATGCTGGCCATGAAGTTCCCCGAGCAGCAGCGGAGCACGGATCTGCCCAGCCGCGAGGAGTACCGCGCTGCGCGCGCCGCCTACACGAAGCACCGGGAGGCCAAGCGTGGCTGAAGAAGCGAGCGGCGGCGCCGTCAATGTAGGCGGCATCTACTACGTCGTCGACGTCGACACGAAGGCCCTGATCGAGGCCGAGCGCGTCACGGACAAGTCCGCGCAGAACATGGCCGGATCGCTGACAGCCGTCGCGCAGGCCTCCAAGGAGTACGCCGCCGCGGCCGGGAATGCAGCGGACGCCGCTCGAGCTGCGGCAAAGGCCGAAGACGCAGCCACGAAGTCGACGAACGACGCAACGAAATCGGCGCAGGCTGCAGCCAAGGCGAATGACACCCAGGCCGCCGCCGAGAAGCGCGCCGCCGATGCGGCCAACCAACTTAAGACGGCGCAGGACAAGTCCAACTCCAGCACCTCGAACGCTGCGCAGCTCGCCGACAAGCTGAAGGGCGGCCTGGACAAGCTGTCCCAAGGCAGCGGCCAGCTGGGTGAGTTGGCGACGCAGGGCAGTCGGGCTGCGGAGGCGGTCAGCGACGTGGCGAGCACTGCCGGGCGCCTTGGCGTCGTGGGGGGCGTCATCGCGGGGGCCTTCGCGGCGGCGGCCGCGGTGGTGGCCGCCTACGTCTATGCGCTTGTCAAGGCGAAGCAGGAAACTGTCGATTTCACTCGCAGCCTCGAGCTATCGGGGAATCAGAGCGGCGTGACAGTCGCCCAGTTGGGAGAACTTGCGAAGTCGCTCGGTTCCATGGCCGGCATCGCTCGCGGGCAAGCTGCTGACGGTCTGAATGTCATGGTGCGGGCAGGCATTCAGGGCGCCGATAGTCTTTCCAAATTCACTGAAGCCGCAATTCGCCTCGAGAAGGCCGGCGGCCAGTCGGTTGGCAATACGGCCAAGGAGTTTGAGGCGCTCGGCCAGCAGCCAGTCACGGCCTCCGAACGCCTCAATCAGCAGGTCAACTTCCTGACCCGCGACATCTATCTGCAAATCCGCGCCTTGGATGAGCAGGGGAAGCATGTTGAAGCAGGCCGCCTCGCTCAGAATGCATACGCTGATGCGATTCTGGATCGTGCACCCAAGGTTCTGGAGAGCCTAGGAAACATCGAGAAGGCGTGGAACTCGATCAAGACCGCAGTCGAGAAAGCCAAGAGCGCAGTCGTCGATTGGGGCCGTGACAAGACGCTGGAAGACAACGTCGCCTTGCTGGAGAAGCTCGTCGCACGCCGTGATGCGGCCCTCTCGCGCGGGCAGACGAACACGAATCAGGTCGCACAGTTGGACGCTGCCATCAAGGCATTGAAGGCGAAGATTGCTGATGAGCAGCAAGCCCAGGCTGAACTGGCTAAGGCCGCGCAGGGCAAGGCAGACGACAAGAACAACCTTGATGCGACCAAGGCTTGGGAGGATGAGGGCGATCGGCTCAAGACCAGCAACGAGAAGATGCAGACCGAGATCGAGGCTGCACGCAACCTCGGCAAGCAACTCGGCTTGACCGTCGAGCAGATCAACTCACGCATTGCTGCAATTCGTCAGGCCTACGGCGCTGACCAGAAGTCGGATAGGGCCATCGCGTACTACCAGAGCCTAGTCGCGGCGACTGCTGACGCATTGGGGAAGATCGATGCTGAAGAGCAGGCCGCGCTTGCCGACAACAAAAAGCGTGCGGCGATGGACACCGCCAACACTGAGATCTACGCCAAGGCCAAGAACGAAATCATAAAGAAGTACGCGCGCGAGCGCGCGTTGGTCGAAGAGACTGCCCAAGAGCAGATTCATGACCTGAACATCGCGACTACTCTCGATGAGGCTGCCAAGATCGATTTGATCGAGAACGAGGCGGTCAGGCGCGCACAGGCTCGTGCCAAGTTGAAGCTCATCTCCGAAGCGGAGGCTGATCGCCAGATCACCCTGACACATTTCCAAGCGGCCCAAGCCAGGGCTGCGCTGGATGACCGAACCGCCAGGGCTTCGGCAGATACGCTCATTGCTATCACCCAGGACCAGGAAACGAGGATTGGGCTCGTTCGAGCTGAATCCTTGCGTTCCGCGAAGGCTGACTATGACGCCGGCAAGAAGAACCTCGCCGAATACCTCAATGCCATCGTCAAGGCTACAGTCGATGCGAAGGACGCCATCAGGGCCCTGAACAACCAGCGTCAGGACGCAGTGGTCGCGACGCTTCAGCTAAAGGCCAGCGCTGGTGGCACGGATGACCAAGAGGCGTTGATTCGCGCTCAGGCGGCGCAGCAGCTTCGCGCCGTGACGGAAGCTCAATTTAAGGATCTGAATCAGTACCAGATCTACGCCGACCAGAGGGCAGCCATTGAGGCGGACATGAACCGCCGCATCGCGGCGATGCGCTCGCAGGCGAATCAGGATGCGCTGATGAACACCTCGCAGGCGTTCGGCGCGATGGTGAACGTTCTCCAGGGAACGACCGCCGAGCAGACGGGCATCTTCAAGGTCATGTTCGCCGCCCAGAAGGCCTTCTCGATCGCCAGCTCGATCGTTGCCATTCAGACCGGCATCGCCAACGCTGCCTCCTTGCCATTCCCGGCGAACTTGGCGGCCATGGCCACGGTGGTTGCTGCGACGGCTTCGATCCTATCGACCATCAAGGGCACCGAGATCGCGGGCGGCCGGCAATACGGTGGCGCCACTTCTGCCGGCGGGCTGTACCGCGTGAACGAAACCGGTGCGCCGGAGATGTTCACCGCCTCGAACGGCAACCAGTACATGATGAGCGCGTCCAACGGTCGCGTCACGTCGGCCGACAAGCTCGGCGGCGGCCCGACCAGCGTCACGGTGCAGGTCTTCAACAACGGCGCGCCGGTCAGCGCCAGCGGCAGCAGTTCGACGGACTCCGACGGCCGCATGCTGATCAAGCTCGTGCTCGACGCTACCGCCGACGACATCGCCAGCGGCGGCAAGGTCGCGCGCGCCACCGCCATGCGCTTCAACCTCAAGAACTGATATGTCGGCACTCCCCAGCTATGTGACGGTGCTCTTCGCCGATCTGACCGAAGGGTTCGACCCCGAGGTGATCGGCGCGGAGATGGAGCGCGGCCTGCCCAAGCTCCGCCTCGGCAACAGCCGCGTGGTGAAGCAGATCCAGGTCCGCCTACGCACGCAGAGCAGCGCCGACGGCCTGGCGCTGGACGACTGGTACTTCACCGACATCAAGCGGATTGGCTGGTTCGACTGGTACGACACGCGCTTCAAGGTCACCCGGCAGGTCCGGTTCAAGGGCGGCGCGCTCGGCAACGTCGTGCCCGTCCGGCTCGGCTACGAGGTCTCCGATCGCACCGCGACCCTGGAGTACCTGGCATGACGTTCCGTGAGAACAACCAGCGCGTCACGAACCCCTCGGGGGAGATGGTGCTGCTCGAGGTGACTAACCCGTCATTCAGCGAGCCGATGCAGATCGCGAACGACACGGTGGACTGGGTCAGCCAGGGCAAGACCTACGTCGGCATCAACTTCGGCTTCACGCTGCCCGAGGACGTCAAGGACGGCAACCCGCGCATGCAGCTGTCGATGCCAAACGTGGGCTCCGACCTTCTGGACGAGTTGGAGGGCATCCAGCCCGGCACCGTCACCATGGCGAAGCTGATCGTCGTCGACCGCAGCACGCCGGACGTGTACCAGCACGTCTTCTGGCTCCCGATCACCAGCATCAGCGCCACGCCGAGCGCGATCACCGCGACTGCCAGCGTGGACGACCTGATGCGCCAGTCGGCTTGCCGCCAGATCGCCAATCCCTTCACGCTGCCCGGCCTGTTCTGAGCATGCGGGCTTCGGCGCTGGACCGGTTTGTCGGCATTCCGTACTGCCCGAGGTCTATGGATTGCGGCGACCTGGTGATGCAGGTCCAGCGCGAGATCTACGGCCGCACGGTCTGCCTGCCGGGTGCCAGGCCGCGCCCGCTGCGCGCCGCCGAGCAGGCGCTGGCCATCCGCGCGCAGGTCGAGGCGCTGGCCCGCCGCGTCGCGGAGCCGGCCGACGGCGACCTGATCCTGATGTTCGACGGCGCCCAGGACATCCCGGGCCACGCCGGCACCTTCTTCTTTCTCGCGCACGAGCCGTGGGTGCTGCACACCTCGCACGTGCTCGGCGGAAGCCGCCTTCATCGACTGTCTGCCCTTCCTAGCATGGGCCTGCAGATTGAGGGCTATTACAGGTGGAGCGACTAAGCGGGGCGGCTGAAGCAGCGATGGTGAATGGCGTTCCGGCCGAAGTGCTGGACGCTTCGGGCCGTCTGATCGTCACCCCGCACCCGGTCACGCTGGAGGGCCAGCGCAACATCCCCGCCGAGCTCTACCCCGGCGAGTCCCTGCTCGCCTTCCTGGAGCGGCATGTCCCGGATCTGCACCGCAGCGGTTGGCAGGTGAGCATCAGCGGCAGGGTGGTGCCGCGCGCCATGTGGCGCAAGACCTTCCCGAAGGACGGCCAGGTCATCAGCTGCCGTTCGACCGTGCACAAGACGGTGCTGGCGATCATCGCCATCGCAGTGATCGCGTATTTCACGATGGGCGCGGGCCTGGCGCTCTACGGTCTGGCGGCCGGCGGCGCGGCCTACGTCGCTGGCGCGGTGATCATCCAGAAGGTCCTTCAGCCGAAGTTGCCCGGATCGTCGTCCAGCTCCTCGACGCAGCCATACAGCCTCAACAGCCAGCGCAACACGCCGCGCACCTACGAGCCCATCGGCGTGCTGCTCGGCCAGATGCGCGTCACGCCGGACCTGGCGAGCAACCCTTACACGAACTTCGAGAGCAACGACCAGTACCTGAGCACGATCCTGCTGGGCGGGATCAACGTGGACAGCTACTCGGATCTGTCGGTCGGGGATACGCCAATCTCGAGCTATTCCGACGTCACGGTCTACACGAACGGCTTCAGCGGCATGGCCAGCGTGGCGGTGCCGATGTACGGCAACGCCGACAGCATCGCGGGCGGAACGCTGGAAGATACGTTCGATTGGGTGACCCGCACCACGTCGGTGGACACCGTCCAGTTCCAGGTCGACATCGAGGCCACCGTTTACGCGCAAGGGAGCAACGGCCTGGAATCGGCCAGCGTCCTGATCGTCGGCCAGTACCGCCCGGTGGGTGGCACCGACTGGACCAACTTCGTCTACGAGAACATTACCAACAACACGCAGGAGGCCCGGCGCCTCACGCGCAGCAAGGCGGTCACGAAGGGTCAGTACGAGGTGCGCATGCGCCGCGGCGAGCAGGCGGCGGACAGCAACATCACGCGAACGGTGCAGTGGGACACGCTGCGCTCCATCCAGCCCGACACGACCGACTACAGCGGCTGGGGGCGCATCGCCATCCGCATTCGAGCGACCGGCCAGCTCAGCGGCAACCTGGACACGCTGCGCGCCACCTTCAACCCGCGCCCGTTGCCTGTCTGGAATGGCTCGGCTTGGGTCAATGCCACCACGCGCGCCGGCGGCGTCAGCAACCCCGGCGCCATCATCCTGCAGGTGCTGCGCGGCATCTATGACCCGCACGGGGTGCTGCAGTTCGGGATGGGGCTGTCGGACGACCAGATCGACATCGAAGGCTTGAAGGGGTTCATGCTGCATTGCGCGGCGATGAACTTCACCTATGACCGCTGGGTCACCGAGACGATCGCAATCGGCGACCTGCTGCAGGAGATCGCGCTCGCGGGGATGGGTCAGTACATGTGGCTCGACGGCTCGCGTCCGACGGTGATGTGGGCGGCCGACGATCAGCCGCTGGGCGGCGTGGTCAACATGGCAACGATGACGAAGGGCAACTTCTCGGTCGGCTACCAGCTGACGAACGCGGCCGACGGCATCGAGTACCAATACGTCGATCGCGACCAAGGCTTCGACACCCTGACCATCCGCGTCGCCGCGCCTGGCGTCACGACGATCTTGAATCCGGCACGGATCACCGGCGTGGGCGTGACGACGCAAGCGCACGCCGCGGTGATGGCGCGTTACCACCTCGGGCAGAGCCTCTACCAATACAAGGAGATCGGCTTCGGCGCCGACATTGAACATCTCGATTACCGTCGCCTGTCGATGCTCAGCCTGAGCCACGACATGACGCAATGGGGCTTCGGCGGCCGACTCGTGGATGCCCAGATCATCAGCGGCAATATCGTGCTCACACTGGACGAGCCGATCCCGCCGCTGTCGAGCCGTTTCATGGGCCTGCGCATCCCTGGCGAGTTGAACTACCGCGTCTTCAACGTCTTCGAGTTCGGCGCGGAGACCGACACGATCACCCTCGTTGGCGGCTGGCCGGACGGTGTAGCGTTCCCGGGCGCCACGAGCGCGAACCCAGCCCACGACACGCTCTGGTGCTACGACGTCAAGGCGACGCCGGGCTATCGCGTGCGCGTCGTCTCGATCACGCCGGAAGCTGACCTCAAGGGCGCCAAGGTGACCGCGGTCCCAGAGGGCCCTGAGTTCTGGGACTACGTGTTCAACGGCGCCTACGTGCCGGCGCCGTCGGGCACGATCAAGATCGACCTGGTGGCTGCCAATGCCAAGGCCCTCCAGACCAACCTGGACCTGAGCACGCCGGCGCGCGCGAACGTCTATGTCAGCTTCGACATCACGGGCGAGTACGACCACGCGCAGATCTGGGCCGCACTGGACGGTCAGCCGCTTCAGATGGTCGGTTCGACGCTGACGCGCGACTTCCGCGATTGGTGGACGACGGACGAAGGCACCTTCAACGTGGAAGTGCGCCCATTTTCGGCGCTCGGCCGGGCCGGGACCGTCGCTAGCACCACGGTCGCCGTGTCGATGACCCCGCCGCCGCTCACCGCTCCGACCGGTCTCGGCAGCTCCCTCGAGCCTTTCGGCATCCGCCTTTATTGCGCTCAGAACCCCGAGCAGACCGTCGTCGGCTATCAGCGGCGCGTGGGCGCAACGTGGGAGTCGGCGCAGGTGCTGGAGTCCTTGGGCGGCACGAGCTACCTCTGGGCCGTGCAAACGTCCGGCACGTTCAAGGTCTGGACGGCCGCGGTCGATCGCTACGGCATTGTCGGGCCACCTGACTCGATGAATGTCGCTGTCCCGAACCCGACGGTGAACGGCGTCAGCGCTGCGATCGTCAAGACGGATCTGCAACTTGACTACACCGCGACGGCCGGCGCCTTCGCGCTCGACTCCTACGAGATCCGCTACGGCGACGACTACGCCACGAGCACGCTGGTCGGCCTGTACCAGGTCACGCGCCACGTGCGCCGCGTGGATTGGGGCGGCGCGCGGCGCTGGTGGGTGACTGCCATCGACGTGAAGGGCAACCGCAGCGCGGCTTATCCGGTCGACGTCTACGTGACCCTGCCGGGCGCCGTCACCTCACCGCGCTCCGAGGTGGTGGACAACAACGCGCTGCTCTATTGGAGCCCGCCTGCGACCGGCAGCCTGCCCGTTGACCGCTACGAGGTTCGTAAGGGCGCAAGCTACGCCGCTGGCACGGTGGTGGGCAGCAACGGCAACAGCACGTTCGCCGCCATCTTCGAGCAGCAAAGCGGCGTCTACACGTATTGGGCCGTCGCGATCGACTCCGCCGGCAATATCGGCACGCCGGTGGGCATCCCGGCCACGATCAACCAGCCGCCGGATTACATCCTGCGGACCAACATCGACTCCACGTTCACCGGGACGCTCACGAGCATGTACGGCGAGGGCGGGGCGCTGCTGGGCCCTCGCAACACGACGGAGACTTGGGCCCAGCACTTCACAAGCAACGGCTGGAGCTCGCCGCAGGACCAGATCAACGCCGGCTATCCGATCTACGCGGAACCGAGCACTACCAGCGGCAGCTACGACGAATCCTTCGATTACGGCTCTGTCCTGGCCGCCACCACCGTCACGGCCACGCTCGGCTACACGGTGATCGCGGGAACGATGAACGTGTCCTGCCAGATCTATTACAAGACGGCGACCGGTGATCCTTGGACGGCGGCCGCAGCTGGCGCCACCAGCGTGCTCGCCACCAACTTCCGCTACGTGCGCGTGGTCTGGACTTTCACATGCACGGCCGGCGCCAATTTGATCAAGGTGACCAGCTTCAACCTGAAGTTGGCGAGCAAGCTCAAGACCGACAGCGGCGCGGGCGCCGTCACGACAGCGTCGACCGGTGTCGTCGTCCCCTTCAATGTCGCATTCATCGACGCGGACACGCCGCTTGTGCAGCCCAACGGCACAACTCCGCTGATCCCGGTGGTGGACTTCAGCGACGTCGCGAACCCGACGGGCTTCACCGTCTACCTCTACACGATGGCCGGCGCGAAAACCACCGGCTCCTTCTCCTGGACTGCACGGGGCTACTGACATGGCAATCGACTTTGGCGGCGTCCTCACGACCGACAACTACAGCACGGCATTTGTGCCGAAGATCAATGAGGCGGTGAAGGCTCTGGCGATGATGCTGGACCCGTCGACCGCCTCGTACACCGGCGCGCCACCGACGAACGCGAAGCGGATCAATGCCGGCGTGTTGGAGCAGTTCAACGGCACGAGCTGGACAGCCCAAAGCATCAACGGGATTTCCTATGCGGCCTCGGTCGCATCGACCGCCGGGAAATTCTCGGTCGGTGGGGCCTTGGACGTCACTGGCGCCGTCACGCTGACGGCCGGCACGGTCAATGGCGTGGCCTACATCAACGGCTCCAAGGTCCTCACGAGCAATGCGCTGCTGACATTCGACGGCGCAAACCTGGGCGTCGGCGCGGCTGCGAGTGCCTGGGGAGCCGGTTACAGGGTTGCCCAACTCGCCAACTACGGCGCGCTGTTCGATGTGAACGCCGGCCAGGCTGGGCAGGTGGCCAACCTCTACAACAACGGTACCAACTGGGTCGCTCGGACTGCGAACCGTTCGCTGGCCTATGTCATGGACGTGCCCAGCGGCTCGCACCTGATCTACAGCCAGCAAACCACCTCCGCCGGTGCGGCGGTCACGCTGACCCAGATTGCCGAGTTCAACCTCGCCGGCAATCTCGGACTCAGCACTTCGCCCTTCGGTTGGGGGCCCGGGTATCGAGCCTTTGACATCTACACCTACGGCGCCTTCGCCGCCAGCAATGGCGGGACCGTGAACATGCTGGCCAACCTGTTCTCCAACGGGACGGGCTTCCAGGCCAAGACGACGAATCGCTCGCTGCTGTACCAGCAGGACGTCGGATCCGGCAGTCACACATGGCTCACCGGCGCAAGCACCGCGGCGGGCTCGACGGTCACGCTGTCGACGCTGCTGCAGTTGGACTCGGCCGGCAACCTCGGTGTGGGCGGCAACGCCGTGAACTCTGGTGCGGGCACCGTCGGCATTCAGGCGATCGGCACCTCTCAGGCCATGTTCGACGCTTACCTCGCAAGCACCCGAGCGGCCACCTTCGGCGCGACGTCGAGCGCGGTGACGATCGGCGCAGTCACCGGCGTGCCGCTCAATTTCGTGACATCGAACGCCACGCGCGTCTCTATCGACGCTGCTGGCGTGTTCACGTATGCCAGCCTGGAGGTTGGCTTCCGCGACATGCCGCGCGTGACGACGGGACTTGTTCGAGGCAAGTGCTACGACGCTACTGGCAACTTCACGCTGAATACCGGCACTGCCGATGGCGGACTCTACGCCGTCTACAACACCACCAGCTCGGCCATCGCGATCACTGAGGGGTCTGGGATGACGCTGCGCCTCGGCGGCACGGCAACCCATGGAAACCGCTCCATCGCACCCTACGGCATGGCGATGATCTGGGGTCGCAGCACCTCGGAAGCGGTCATGTGGGGCGTGGGGGTCAGCTGATGGGCCTGATGCAAATGGTCGGCCTGGGCAGCGGAGGCTCCAGCGTCTCGATCGTCTTATCCGGTGTCAACCTCTCGGACATCAAGAGCGGGGCGCCATCGACGTGCTCCATCACGCTCAAGCCGGATGGGACGACAAGCTATGTCGGCAGTGACTCGATCGGTTCTGCAAATTGGAGCTCGCCCGCGCCGCCACCCTACACGCTGTATGTGATGGCCACCGTCGTAACCGGGAGCGCCCCTACCGGCGCGCTCACCGGCTCACCGATCTCGCTTGACGCCAATCGGACCTGGACGTGGACCACTACGCTCGGCACCTCGAAGTCTGGCCGGCTCCGGCTGGACTTCTACGCCGATTCGCTCGGCGCGGTCTTCCTAGGCTCTCACACGTTCGACGCAAGCGCTGACAGCGACGTCTGATTGCCAACCAATCCGGGAAGCCACCATGAACGAGATCACCTACGCGATTCCGCAGAGCCTGCTGCAGGCCATAGTGAACAACCTCAGCGCTCAGCCGGCGGGGCAGACCCGCCAACTGTTGAATGCGCTGGAGTCGACCACCGTGCAGCAGGATCAGGAGCGCGCGCAACAGGCCGACGCCACGATGCGCGATCAGATCAGGGCCGAGCTCGCCGCCGAGAAGCCCGCGGAGTCTTGAGGTGACCACGGTCACCCTGGCCGACGGCTCGACCGCCGAGGTCGAGATGAACGACGCGATCGTCGTGCACGGCGTCGACGAGCACGGTGCATACCTCGGGCTGGTCAGTCAAACGGAGGAGTTCGTGGCCCAGGTTGTCTGCCCGCCGCCGTCGCCGGAAGGCTGGCTCTGGAGCTTCGATGCCGAGCGCTGGGTGAAAGTGATTGTGCTCGCCGACGTCGTCGCGGATGCCTACGGCGAGATCGATGCTGCCGCCGGCGCCGCCCGCTCGCGCTACATCACCGTCGCGCCTGGCCAGGAAGCCGTCTACCTGCGCAAGGCCGAGCAGGCGAGGGCGTTCGCCGCTGCCGGCTTCACCGGCACCGCGCCTCCCTACATTGCCGCGGAGGCCGAAGCCCGCGGCATGACCGCCGAGGACCTGGCCAACGAGGTGTTGGGTGTGGCCCAGCAATGGGACGACGTGCTGAGCCCGCGCATCGAGGCGATCCGCATGTCCTCGAAGCGGTCCATCGAGGCTGCCGCAACAGTCGAGGCCGCGCAGGCGCTTTGCGCGACGGCCGTCCAGCAGCTGAACGAGATCTGAGGGAACCATGAACTTCATCGACCGAGTGCTTCCGCAATTGCCCGTGGACAAGGCGAATCACGTCCTCTACGGCTTCTTCGTCTGGGGCGTTGCCGGTCTCTGGCTGGCCCAGCGATTCGGCTACTCGCCCATCGTCGGCTCCCTAGCCTTGGCATCCATTGCGGGACTGGTGAAAGAGATCTACGACCACTACACCGGCGGCGATGTCGATCCTTACGACGTGGCCGCTACGGCGTTCGGTGGTGCGGGTGTCTCACTCGTCCTCTGGATTCACTCTTTCGCCTGAAAGCCCACATGCCGGAAACCCACGAATGAGCGATGAAATGGAACGCCGCCAGCAAGCCGTCGACATTGCCCGCCTGCAGGTGCAGGTCGAGCACCTGACGCAGAGCATGGCAGATCTGCGGGAGGTCAACCGGCAGCAGTCGATGAAGATCGACATGGTGCTGGAGAAGCTCACCGAGGCGAAGGGCGGCTGGCGAACGCTGCTTTGGCTCGGCGGATCGGCCACCACGGTAGGCGCGGGCCTGGCGTGGCTCATTGATCACTTCATGGGAGCACCGAGATGAGCTTCCTTCGCGATCTGCTCACCGAGGCGGACAACGAGACGCAGGACATCATCCGCTGGGCCGGCGCGCTTGGCTGCCTCGAAGGCCTCGTGCTCGCCGCGTGGGATGTGATCGTGCATCACGCCCACTTCGACTTCCAGGCCTATGGCATCGGGATCGGCGCGATGCTGACCGGCGTCGGGCTGGCCCTCGGCTTCAAGGCCAAGGAGAACAAGCCCTCATGACTCCGCAGCTCAAAGCCTTCCTCGACACCATCGCACATTCGGAGATCGGCCAAGGCCTGCTGATCCGCAGCGCTGACGGCTACAACGTCCTCGTCGGCTCGACGCCCGCGGCGCCGAAGTTGTTCACCAGCTACGCGGACCACCCGCGCGTGCTGGTGGACCTGGGCAATGGCCTGAAGTCGACAGCCGCCGGCCGGTACCAGATCCTCGCGCGCTACTTCGATGTCTACAAGAAGCAGCTCGGCCTGTCCGACTTCAGCCCGGCCAGTCAGGACGCGATCGCGGTCCAACTGATCCGCGAATGCCAGGCGATCGACGACATCTCGAACGGTCACATCGAGGCGGCGCTCTACAAGTGCCGCAGCCGCTGGGCCAGCCTGCCAGGGGCGAGCTACGGGCAGCACGAGAACCGCATGGTCGACCTGCTGGGTGCCTTCCGCGCCGCCGGCGGGATCGTCGTCGCCTCCACCTGAAGGACTGCCATGTTCGCAGCAGCAATCGAATGGATCACCGAGAAGCTGGCGCCGCTGCTCGGCGTCGCCCTGGTCTTGGCCTTGATCGGCCTGGGTGCGCAACGAATCGAGATCGCCAACCTCGAAGCCGCGGCGTCGAAGGTCGAGGCCAAGGACGCCAAGCAGGAAGCCCAGCGCTCGGCCGTGGCCGCCAGCGATGCCGTCAACGTCATCGGCGCCGAACGAACCCACGGCGCCACCCAGCAGGAGATCGTCCATGAACTCGTCGCCCCTGATCCGAGCCTCGCGGCTGATGCCCTTCATGCTCGCGCTATTGCTGAGCGCCTGCGCTTCACCGAGTCCGAACTCGCCGCCGCCCGTGATCGGGCTGAAGCCGCAAGCCGGCCCGTTGCCCCAGGAGATTGCCCAGATCAGCGAGGCCCCCTCCTCGAGCTTCTTCGAGAAGGTGCAGAGCTATCTGGACAGTCTGCAAGCCTGGCAGTTGAAAGTCGAAGCGTACTTGCGGGACGAGACAAAGAAGTGAAGGCGCTGAAGGGTCTGGTGATCGCCGACCGAGCGCTGATGGACCAGGCCGCCTCGCAGCCGAAGTAGCCCGGCAGCCGATGTGTGGCACGCCCAGATCACCAGCCTCACGGTCCGGCTCTACCCCGGTCGGGTCATGTACGACGCGAAGCAGCCCTTCGTCGGTGTGGCCCAGGTCGAGCTGCTCGGCGACGGTGTCGCCTTCGTGCACGGGGCTCTGCGCGCTGATGGCCAGCCGCTCAGCGTGACGCAGTGGCGGCACCTGGGCCGATTGCTGCGCGACGGCTACGGGATCATGAAGGTGCAGGCCGAGCGCTTCGATCAGGACGGCAAGCGCAGCCGACGCGTCGAGTTCGATACCTTGCGGGCCTAGCCTAGCCCGGCCTCAATTCGTCCATCTTGGCTCTGATAGCGGCGCAGATTCGGAAGAATCTGGCCCACTGTTCGTCGGTAGCCGCTCTTAGGTCAGCGTTCAACTGCGCGCGCTCCTCAAGCCTCCGCCAGCCTTCATAGCCGCGGTTGGAAACCTGAAGCGCGTCGACAAACCATGCCAGTTCGGCCTCGATCTCTTCCGAGGTCCAAGGCTCTTCGTGGCTCTTGTAGATGATCGGCTTGTCGTTCCCCAT